CCTTCATCACGCATGGTCATTAGACGCTTGAGTGTGATATCCATTTTACACATATTAGCGCCACCAAATGCCCAACCTTCTGCCTCCATGCCGGCATACTTACCTTTGGGATCGCTAAACTCTACTACACCTCGATACCATTTTTCAGCAGTATCCCAGTCACCACCTTGTAATACATTAAGCCATTTAGTTTGACCTAGTCTATTTTTTAAGAAGTAATCATTATTAAACTGTGTCTTTTCTAAACAGTCTTCAAATGTCTTTAGTCCAGTCTTGGGACTGTGAATATGATCGCAAGCCCATGTTGGAACATCTAGCATCATACTCCAGTCAGCAGTAAGTTCAAGCCACTCAAGAATCTTTTTACGAGTCTTGTTAGCTTCTGGACCTTCAAAGTTTAACCAATCAAACTTAAGAACACCTTTACCAATCTGATATCCACCAGAGTCACCTAAGATCATTGTGTTAGGACGATCGCGATCCTGTATCATTGATTCTTGAGTCATTGATTTTTCAAGATCTAGTTGGGCGTGACCCGCAGAATACAAAGCATACTTGTAGGTAAAGTATCCTTGATCTGCATTTAAGAAGTTCATGCCTTCAATGCCTCGATCAAATCCTGTAGGAATACGATCGTTAGATACAAACTCTTCTAGTCGTTGTTTTGCAACATAGGTACTATAAAAACTACTAATAGCAGGTAAGTATACCGCATAGTCTTTTTGTAGTGGAGTTAAATTGACTGGTGCTTTCATATTAGGCTGCTTGTGCTGGAATAATATATTTGTAAGTTGCCAACCCGCTGTCTAGAGTGATCTGAATAGCACCTTCATTTGACAAAGACATCTTGGTGTTGTTGACATCTGCAATCTTAAGGGATCTGAATAGCACCTTCATTTGACAAAGACATCTTGGTGTTGTTGACATCTGCAATCTTAAGGATACTTAAGATTTGTGCAACAGGCCAAGTCCAACCACGATCTAGTTTACCTGCAACGTTCTGTGCAAAAATAAACTCACCACCGTGTGTACTGGCATCACCAAAGATAAACTTCAAGTTGCCGCTTTCTGTTTTAGCAAGGAAGGTTGGATGTTCGTTGTTAGCACCTGCTTGGAAGTTGAAGCGTTGTACTGCATTAACAGTTGGCTCAACTTCTACGTCCCACTTAACTCCACGGAACTTTACAGTTTTCATCTTTTCGTTAATAATTTCTGTTGACATAAAACGATAATCGTTTTTAAAGTCGCCATCTTTATTTTCAAAATGTAAACCAACTGGCAATGTTTCACCGTTGCGATCGGCTGTAGTAATACTAATTTTAGCATTGTCTTTGTACTCGCTACCATCAAGCAAATATTTTAATTTTTGCAATTGTGGCATTCCAAACACACCAAGCATGTCTGGATAAGGATTAGCAGTTTCTGCTTCCATAATAACTGAGCGATCCTCAGCCATTGAGTTAACAGTTGTACCTTTGTCAGTACCTGTAATTTTAACTGTAGTTAAAAAGCCAAGATTTTGTGTATGGCTTACGATGTCTTGTAAAATGTCTTTCATTTAGATTTCTCCGGTTATGTTAATATTATATTTAGATCGTAGGTAAAAAGCAAATATATTTTACTCAAAATCAAATAATTTGTTGAAGTTGTTATCACTTCGAGTTGAACTGATATCCCATTCTAGAACACCAATTAAATTTCCTAACTTTTCATCAATGACTGTAGTTTCCATTTCGCCATCGTCAAACGGTAGGTCTTTAAACCATTGCGGTAATCGCAATTCGTCTACAGGATATGCCACTGAGGTATACCCCATTGGATTCTCCTTGAGTTTACATACAATAACTTTAGCACCATCAACAATCTGCGTTGAGTACTTGTCATCCATCATACGTTTCAGTGTATTCCAGTTAAGACTTGCTCGAACATGCCCGGGCATGTTGGTCTTACCGGCTTTCTTTTCTTTGTCTCGATATTGAGAAATGTTGTTTGCACGTTTTGGCGAGCCTTTCTCCCAACCCGGTCTAAGTTTAAACTCGGTTCTAAAGTCAGTAATGTAATTCAGTACTTGTTCTTTTTCAGCACCGTTCAATACCTGAGTCAACACTTCGCTTAAGAAATCTTGGATAACAACCGGGGTATCTGAACGCTTGAGGTCCAGCCCCATAGCTTTGATCTTGCCTGGCTTGCCTTCAATGTCTGCTCGTTTGCCTTCTTTGTCGTAGTAGAGAACAGCGTATCGTTTCTTGGTAATGAATAGTCCTTTGGAAGCAACAATCTCGCGACCTGCTTTAATGACCTCCCCTCGTGTTTTTGGACAGTGGAAGGCGTCTTGCATAAATTTGGGAAATGTTCCATTTACTTCTTCTCCTATAGTATCGTAAAGATCAACAACGTTTTCTCGACTCCAAGGAATTGACCCTTTGTCAATTTCTTTCTTTAAAGTTGTGTAAGCTGAAAAATAACACGAATCGGTATCACCATAGATAATTGCTTTACCTGTGTGATCGTTAGTTCCTGTAATAATTTCATTTACTTTGCCAGCCATATGACGAGCAATGGCTCGTCCAGTAAGTGTGGTTGATTGACCAATCCGGTTATCAAAGAAACGACAGCCAGGATTAAGAATAGCACCATACAGACTATTAAGCAAAATCTTTTTAACAAGTTGACGCTTGTCCCAATATTCTTCTTCAATTTTATTTCCCGCCTTTATACATTCTTTTAATTTGGCCTGCATTTCTTTACGTTCAGCATACCAACGCTTTAACAGTCCAGGAATAATACCTTCCTTATCGTAGGTAAAGATAGTACCGTTGGCACTAAGCATCCATGGCTGATTGCTTTCAAATATCAAATCATGCGCCTGTGCCGCAGATAGCGTATCGTTTCCGCCATCTTCCCAGTCGATAGTAATGTCACGGCCGACTTCTTTGTTCATAACAGAACTGTATTCGACACTACCGAACATGCCTTCCCACGCAGATGCAAAACTTTTACCTTTGCCTATTTCGGCAGCAATAAAGTCTTTGGTACCATCTTGACGTAATTGTCCAACAATAGTTTCTGGACCCATGTTCAATGCACGAATTGCTGAAGGATACAGACTGTTGATGTCTAGTGAACCGATCCACTCGTGAATACCTTTTTTGGGATAAGCAACATAAGCACCAGCAGCTTGATTGCTTTCATTAGGATCACGTTGTACACGATTAGGAACAACCATGCCTCTTCGATGACTTTCATTAATAATAGCCTGCTCAGTTACTGCAACAGCACCCATTGTGGTTTGAATTAACACCGTATTCTCGTGAGCAATAGTATTTGCAAGATCAATTTATATAACTGATCAAGTGTACCTTCGTAGACAGTCTTATTCTCGCCTATCTCCATCTCTCCAATGGCATCCAATCGGTATGTGTGCCTTTCCTCATATGTGTATTTGCGGTACAACTCGAGACTGTCCAGATGAACACGACCAATAAAATCATAAGTAATAGCGGCCTTTCCATATTTCTCATACTCTCTCTTCTTTGGGAATTGATTCCATAAACAAAATCTACGTGTGTCCTCTTTACTTAGGACTTTAGTAACACGGTTGACAGTATATGGAATATCAAAGCCCTCACTGTTCCAGCCTGATAATGCATCGGCATCTTGAATTAGATCTAAGAACGTGTCTAACATATCTGCTTCATTGTCAAACAGCATGGTGTTAGGAAATTCTGCTACCTGTTTAGTAGCTTCTTCCATACTTAGGGTCTTGGGAGGAATAGCTAAACAGATCATAGTTTGCATCCATTGTAGGTAAACAGCAATCGCAGTAATAGGCATGAATGCATCTTCTGGTGATGCATAGCCACGTTCTGGATCAAAGTCTACCTCAATGTCGAAGAACGCTACATTTAGTTTTGGAGCATCTTGATTAAGATAGTTGTCTTCTAGACAACGATAAATTGGATTAATGTCGCTTTCAAACAGTTTCTTGCTTGAATGAATTGCAAGTTCTTTGCGATGCTCTTTGACGTTTTTAGAACTTACTCGTGAAAGAGGTTGTCCAAAAATGTTTGTGAATTTACCCTTGGCGTCTGGGTAATAAAAAATATGTCTAGCAGGATATTCTTTGTAATGTCGTTCGCCTTTATCATTGCGCTCAACAACATTGATGATATCCTGCTCTCTATTATAGAAAGCGTCTACATAACTCAAATTTTTCTCCTATGCAATTTAGGGCTTGCAAATACCAATTGTGCGGTTTATGGCCCGGCCTACCATCTAACATATATTTAATTAATTATCATTCTTATTAGGCCAAACATATCAATTGCGGTTAGCAAGATGTAGTTAGCCAACATGCCAAATGATTTCCTAGTATAAGCAGCCCAAGCATACATAGCACAACCAGCGATCCACACAGGGTAAAGAGCAAGTAATGGAGGGTTGGGTACAGTGACGGCCATTGTAATGGAGCAGCCGATAGAGATCGCCCAAGCAAGAAGCTCAACAATAAAGCGAAAAGGATGAGTAGTATAGTCATCTTTGATCCAATCTACAGTAGGTTTAAAAAAATCAATAATCATTCAGGTAGACGTTTAGTTACACCAAGAATCATTTCAATTTCGTCCCACTCTTCTTCGTGTGATTTCCAATTGTCTTTGTGTGCAATCTTAATTGCCTTATTAATAATGCTTGGTTTAATTTGCAGTTCTTCTGCTACTGCCTTAACAGTTTCTTTTAAACCTTCACTTAGATCTTCAATTTCACGCAATACATTACCGCCTTCATTGATAAGACGTTCTAGTTTTGCTTTTTCTTCCGGACCATACATTTTAGCCATATTAATATCTCCTATGTTAACTATTATACAGTCATAAAAAAAGCCAGTCAACCTAATGACTGGCTTTGTTTACCAAACGGTAAATTACTTTGTTTCTGCTAGAACGTCGTACATTTCAAATATGCCACCGTTGCGTTCATAAATTAAACCGGCGTATATTTCTGCTTTAGCTGACTCGTTAAACTTGGCAGCAGCAACTCGTTGGGCCCATGTAAACAATGCTGTGTCTACTGGATCAATTTGTTGTTGACCACCGCTTTCTTGAACGAGCTTGATCATTTCTTTAAAAGTTAGTTTACCTTCAACTGATTCTTTGACTGTTTTCTTTTTACCAAAGTACTTTGCTTGTGCAGCACTCATACCCTTCTTACCATCTTTTTTGTCGCCGCCTTTATTGCCGGCTGCACTTTTCATTGGCTCTTTTTTGTCACCGTCTTTGTCTAAATCTAAGAAATCTGGTTTAGCACCTTCATCTAATGTCTTTTTGCAATCAGCTACCATTTGTTTTAATTCTTTTTGGTCGCAATCAGGATGCATTTTGCAAATTTCTGCTACAGTTTTTCCATCCTGACACATTTTTTTAATGTGTGACATTGGAGGACATTTCTTTTTGTCAGTAGCTTCTTTAACTTCTTGTTTCTTTTCGCCTTTCTTTTTAGCAATCATTGCTTTGAATTTGTCTTGAGCCGCTTTTTTAGCATCGCTAGCTTCTTCAACAGATTCTTTCTTGACTTTCTTCTTTGGCTTGTCGTCTTCGTCATCAGCTGCTTTTTCTTCACTGCCGCCATAAGCCTTGTTACTCTTATGAACAATACCAGTTTTAGTTTTTTCAACTGTGCCGCTAGCAATATTTTTCTTATCGCCCACTTTCATTTCTTCAGCAACTTTTTCATCAGCTTGTTTCTTAGCTTCAGCAAGAATTGTTGTTTGTCCAGCTAGAACACGCATTTGTGCGTTTTCGTCTAACTGTACAGATTTTGGTAGAACCGGAGCCCGTACATGTTCTACGGGATCGTTTAATTGGTTAATTTTGCTAACTAGTGATTTGAAATCCATTTTATTTTCCTTGCTTTTTTTGGAGCATAAAGTATTTATCTCTTGATGGCAGAGCCACCGCCGAATATACTGGTCTTCATATCTAGGGCATTTTTAGCAGTTCCGTTGGAGTTTTTTGCTTGGTTAACTTTAGGAACTTTTGGTGCTTTAGTGCCGCTACGACCCGGGCTTCCAGTATAGCTTTTATTTCCGCGATCTTTTCCGATAGCAATATGCGGGTTAGCTACAGAGCCGACGTTAGCCGCTGATGTTGCTCCTGCTGTTGCATCTTCGAATATTTCACGTATTTTCATAATGTATTATTTATCTTATCTCGTGTATGCTGGCAATCGATGCTGTTTTGCCGTACTGCGCTTTAAGTAATCTTCGGGCCATATCGCGATCTTTAGCAGTAATTGTAGTATCAAGTATCTCGTAGTATCCGGGTTGTTTAACTTTAATACGGGCACTAAACAATTTATACGGGTGTGTTATATCGGAAAATTTCATCGCATTGCTACCTGAAATGCTTGTTGTTTTTCTTGGCGTTTATCTAGGTGTCTCATGCCAGGGTTGATAGTTTTAGTAACAGCTTTAGTATCTTTGAAGCTATCGACTTTATTAGCCACTCTAGTTTTCCAATACCACACAGCTACTTTGGCAGCAACTTCTGGTTTTTCAACAAGTTCGGGTTTAGCTTCTAACGGTAGACCTAATGCTGCGCCTGCTCTTTTGTAATTATCACGACCAGTTAACTGTATGTAACCTCGACCTTTATATTTTGCTCCGTCACCTATTTGTTTGTTTCCTAATGCTTTTGCTTTTTTAGGAGCATACTTAGGATCGTACTTGCGGAAATCTAAGCTACCGCCAATTTCTTTCATGTGTTTAAAGTCAAGAGTTTCATGGGCACATTGTGATAAAAACGATACAAGTTCGTTACCAGTAATACCTGCTTTTTCAGCTGCCTTTCTTAAGTACACTTCGTGCGGATTTCCTGTAACACTTTTTGCAACATCTTGTTTACTAACTTGTTGAATAACGCTGGGCTTTTGTGTAGTTGGTTGAGACTTGGCGTCGGCATCACCTGCTCCGCCAAATGCCAATCCAGTAGCTAGTGCTCCAGCAGCAGCGATGTCTTTCCACCCTTCGTCAACATCTCCTTTACTTGCTGCCTGTAATGCTTTAAATACTTTACTTAAACTATCTTCATCTGCTTGATACTTGATGGCGATGCCGCCAGCATCAGCCCACTTTCGAATGTTTACACCATAGTCGTCGATTAATACATTTGGCGTACCGTTGGAGTTAACTGCATATTTGTATTTCTCGTGTTCAAAGATGATCTGATCTGCTGGAACATTAATATGCTTCGACAGCCATTCACGTTTGCCTTTGATACTTCCAGCCTTGTCAAAATTTAACGGACTGCTTAAAATATTATATCCGCCCGCATAATTAACAACCATTTGTAATAATTTATTTGCTGTAGGAAATACCGGCAAACTTTTAAACAACTCGTAAGCATTAGAATTTTTAAAAAACTCCTCCCACTGTGCCTGAGTCATTTGATTGTAATGCTCTACATCGTTTACTGATCCTGCGTGGTTAAATAAATCCGCTAGAACACCGTCCATGTCAACATAGACTGTTGTTCCTTCTGGTAATTTTAACTCACTTGCTTTCATAGAAAAGTCCGCCTAGACCACAGCCAAATTGTATTACACCCTGCCAAACGTCTTTAAACAGGACTGTAAGGATTTCTGAAACGGTCATGACCATCGTCCTCCGGGTATACTGGGTATTGATTTGGGTTCATACTGAAAAACTACTGCCACATCCACAAGTGCTTTTTGCAATGGGATTTTTAATAGTAAATTGAGAACCTTGGAGGTCTTCTTTATAATCAATAGTAGCGCCGGTTAGGTATTGCATACTCATTGCATCAACTAACACTTTATATTTTTCATCTAATGGAAATTCAAAATCATCTTCGTTTGTCACTTCGTCAAACGTAAATCCGTAACTGAACCCACTACACCCGCCACCTTGCACAAATGTACGTAATGCCAGTTTGGGATTATTTTCTTCTGATAATAAATCTAATATTTTAACTTTTGCTGACTCTGAAATTTCAATCATTTATTTTCCTTTCACCTGTTAAGTATGGTTTTGAAAACCATAGTTGAAACCATTCGGGGGTTCCTGGTTTGATATTATGTTTTCGCTCCAACTCTTGATTAGACATACCTGTAATACTGATGTTACTGCCGCCGTATGGCTGTAGCCCTTTAAACTCTGTAATACCCGCAAGACGTTTGATATCAGCAAGTTCGTCCATTATGCTGTAGCCGGTTCGCCAGTAGGAGACACTGTCCACTTCTTCCCAGTAGCAGCAGATTTTTTATCAGCCCATGCTCTTAGTTGTTGATAGTGAGCTTTTTCACGATAGTCGTCAGCATAGGTGCCACGCCCAGCAAATACTTTCCATTTTTTACCGTTGATATAAACTGCAAAATTATTTGGTGGTTCAGTATTACCTTCATCCCAATCCTCTGGATCTCTATCTCGTTCCATTGTTATATCTTCGCCTACATCGTGAGCTTGTCTTTGTAGCCATTTGTATGCACCGATCATTTCGCCTGGAAAGTCTTCATCGTAGTTGAACATATAGTTGGCACGTTTTTTATTGCCGCCCATCATTTTAACCACATGGGGAAACGCTGCATTTAGAATGTCATCTTCGGAATCAAGGTCTGGATTTTCAGCATAGACATCTTGTGCTATGCTCATATCGCTATGTTGGCTTTCACCTTCTGCTACACCTTGCTGACCATGCTTCTTAAGATCATTGTCAAACTGTTTGTTGGTAGCTTTGTTAATACCTTTAAAACGTTTGTCACCACGAGCATACTTTCCGTCCGCATCTGCTTTCTTGGCATCTGCACCCGCGGCCGTTTTATATTGTGCCAGCTTCTCAGTAGACAACTCTTTTAAATCGCCTTCACCAACTACCGCTTTATGTTTTTGGTGACGAGGTAATTCTTTAGTTTTATCTTTGTGTGCGCCTGATGCAGATCCGCCAATAACACTTTGAGATGCATGTGCTACTGGATTGCGCGGCTTAGGATTATGCCTAACAGCTTTGCGACCTTTCTTATGTTCTTCAATAATTTCTTTTACTTTCATAATTACCCTTTCATTGCCCGTTTTAATTTCCACTGTTCTACAGAATTCCATTCTCGATCAGTGAGTGGTATGCCTCTACGATGTTTATCTAGTAAAAGTTTAATCCAGGCATTGTCGTTATCTTTTTTATTGCTAATGACTCTTGAATCTTTAGCAGGATCCCATGCTTTCTTTTTTGGAGCAGGTTCGGTTTTAAGAAAACTCATAAAGCCTTCTTCTACATCTTTGGGTTTTACACGTTCAAGACTGAAATTGTAAAATTTAATACCCTTAGACTTTAAGAATTTTTCAAGGGCTTCGGACGCCTCTTTTGGAGACTTGTATTGTGTTCCTAGATTAATGTCTTTAGATATTTCTTTGCCGTTGACTTTAAATTTAACGTGAGCAACAATATCTGGAAGATAATCTTCTCCCGAACTCTGAGCATAAGCTCCGCCACTCCCTAACGCACCTAGGCCAATAGCACCTGCCACCGCAGCCTTCTTACCGAATTTTTTAACATCGTCCCAACCTTCGGGCACAGCTTCTTGATTTAACCAAGGCTCAAGTCCTTGTCTAACTGCAGAAAATACTTGATCGGCATCACTGCCTAGTCCTGCTGGCAAGCCGGTCTTAAATGATTCAAAGTCATTTGCAATTGCAGCAGCTCGCATTTTACTTGCACTCATACCGTCTGCACCTTCTGCATCGGGATCTCTAGAACCACTGGATACAACATTGATTGACTTAAGATTATAATCAATGCCGTTTTGTTTATTGAACAATTCATTAAACGATGCAACACGATCTGAACCGGCAACAAAGATAACGTTCTCAAATCCTTGTTGTTCTAAAAATTGTAACATGCCAATTGCTGTGCTTACAGATGTATCTCCGATATCGATATTAGGAAATGCTTGCTGTATAAATCCCAACTTAACATCAAACGGTAACGGATTTTCGTATCTTGTTTGATTTTTGCCAGTTGGTTTGTGAGTTTGAGAAACAAATAAAAAATGAGCATCGGCTTTTTGTTTTAAAATAGCTTCAACCACCTTCTGGTGACCAATCGTAGGAGGGTTCATTCTACCGAATGCAACGGCTACTGTTTTTCCTGATTGCTCAAACAATTCTTTTAATAACATAATTAATCGTACTGCTTGTCTTTAATATAATTGGTTTGAGAAGAAGCCATATTTTTAGCTAGTTCTTCAATTTTATTAACAGGAAAACATTCTTCTTTATTTTCAACATCGAATGTTTCACAATATTCATTGACACACTTCATTAATGGTTTCATATAAAGTTTATATGCATTTGGATGATCTACATATTCTTTGTGACGATGTACAGCCGGCATAATATGTTGTGATAACAGATCGTTATTGTGGTCTATAAAAAATTTCAAATCGTCAAGCCAATCGACGTCCTGATTGTCGTCTTGCGGAGCTCCGATAGGTGAAAACATTTCCTTTAATAGCATTATTGTTCCTTGCCTGTAGTTACACCCTTGGCTTTTGCTTCTTTATCAAGGTCTAACTTACGTTGTTGAATAGCTTTAGAAATTTCGGGGTCGTCCGTAGCTATTGTATTCATTTCTAAATCGTGCAGGGCTTTGCGTTTTGCATTATAATCGGCAGCGGGATCCGCTGAATTTAACGCTGTTTCAAACATTGCAAGCTCAATTTTAGTGATAAGATCTCTCATAGTACGATTCCGTAAGGTCATACTATATTTATCTAGTTACAATGCTTAGAAGTTATATTGAATAGAAACAATAGTACCGTTTTGTACGTTGTATGCAGCACGAATCCATACAAAATTGCCGGTAAAATTTACAGAATGCAATGTTGTCCAGTAAGAACTATCCTCTCCTGTTCCTAGCAGAGTATTATCGATATCGAACCAGTCTGCATCGGCCGGATCAATTGCTAGTGTAGCTTGAAGTTTAATAGCGCCTACAAACGAATTCACATTGTAAACAGCGGTATGTGTACAATCCAATTGACGATGATATCCAGCCCCAGGCTTTTTATCAGTATATGCAAAAGAAGAATCGAGCGATTCGGTTGAAAAGGATGAAATTAAAGTTTCGTTGGACATCTCTTATTTATCGACTAGTCGATACTCGTGTACTCTGCCCACAATTTCTGAATTTCTCAAATTAAGCATTAACAATGTTCCTTCATCTTCAACTAAAATGTATCTACGATCCCAGTTCCATTCAGTTTTAATAAACCAGGATTTTACAGCCTTGCTCATTCTAACTCTAGGATCCTGATCGCTAGCCCATGAAATGAAATTAGTTTTTTGCTCTTTGTTATTTTTCAACTTGTGTGGCAACAAATATACTTTAAATTTGTATTTGTTATGCGGCAATTTAGTAGTGTAGATATATGAAGAATTAAGAATATCATCTTCGTGACCGGGCAGAGGTTCAGACCCGTATCGCACAACATTATTGAATTTTTTTAAAAAATCTTTATAAAACTTGATATCGTTAGAATAGAAATCAATTAAGCTTCTTTCTATTCGTTGTGCATATAATACATCTTTATTATTTTCTAAAAATTTAACAATATCTAAAATGATATCTTTATTCTTTAACGCATTTTGCTGATGATCGTAGAATGAGATGTTTATTTCTTTACCGTTACAGTAATCCTTGATGTTATCAAAATTGTTATTTCTAAAAATTCCACACCCGCTAACATCTAGACTAACTTTGTAAAGCCATTTATTGTAGAATTTTTTATTGCTGTATTTTATTTTCAACGTCATCTTGAAGAACCTCTACTATTGGTGTTTCCTTTTTTGAAGCTCGTTTTTGTTCTTTAGTTAGAATAGGACTAATTTCAAATGTTAGATCATCGTCTACAATCGAAACATTGACTCTTCCACCATCTACTAAATCACCAAACAGCACTCTGCGGCTCAACGGAGATTTCAATTTGTTATCAATTAATCGAGCAAGCGGCCTTGCACCCATCTTGCGATCGTATCCTTTTTCTGCTAACCATTTAGTAGCAGAGGCATTGACTGTAATTTCGATACCTTTTTCTTTAAGTTGAGAATTTAGTTCATTAATAAATTTCTTAACAATCTGAACAACAACAATTTCGCTTAGTTTAGTAAACTTAATAACTGCGTCTAGTCGATTACGGAACTCAGGTGCAAAGAACTTTTTAACAGCTTTGTCGTCCTCGCCCTCTTTACCTAGCTCACCAAATCCAATAGTATTATTTTCATTATCGCGAGCACCTAAGTTGCTGGTCATAATTAAAATGCAATTACGTCCGTCTGCAACCTTTCCATTAGAACCAGTTACAAATCCGTTATCCATGAATGCTAACAGAATGTTTGTAACGTCTGGGTGCGCTTTTTCAACTTCGTCTAATAATAAAATACAATTAGGAGTTTCTTGTAGTTTAGTAATTAACTGACCAGCATTGTCTTCATACCCCACATAGCCAGGAGGTGCACCAATTAATCGAGACACTGAGTGTTTTTCTTGATATTCGCCCATGTCAAAGCGCACAAGAGGCATACTCATCTTTTCACTCAATTGTTTTGCAGTTTCAGTCTTGCCACAACCAGTTGG